TAGATGTAATTTTTATAGATGATAGAGATTGGGGGGGGGGGGGTGGGGTATATTTTTCTAAACTGTCATATATAGGGTTAACCCCTAGAACAGCACCCCCTTATGTTTTCGTGCAAACACCCCCGGGGGGTATATATTTTTTGAGTTTGTTTCGTACGTAAAAACAACGGTAGGTATGTTCTACAACATCTTTATAAATTAAAGTGTTTCTTATAATGTACAAAAAAACGTGTCTACAAAACTCCAAAAAATGTACATATCCAAAAAACATGTATACAAAACCGCAAAATCTGTACACATCTATATTTATGCTATAATTGGTGCACCGCAACAAATGTGTTACATGTAACACAAAAACTTAAAGGAAAAACCATGTTTGATTTTGAAAAGCAATACAAAGATGCACTAGAGAAGTTTGAGACTGTAACCAAGCAGAGCAAGCAAGCGTACGAGTTTTGGTACAACTGCGTAATGGATACTTGGAAAGACTTGTATAGCAAGAAAAAGTAATAAAATCAGGGGGCTACGGCCCCCAAGTGCATGAAACTTTAATAAAACGTAACCCAAAAATGTGTAATATAATACGCAAAACAAGGGATTCGAATGAGTGCATGGCTTATTATTGTTACAGGTGCAATCTACACCTACATAGCTGCAGAGCAAGGCTATAAAGGAAACATGGGTATGGCGGTCTGCTATATTGGGTATGCCCTTGGCAACGTTGGTTTGTATATGATGGCTACAAAATGACAACAATTATTGGCGACTGGAGAAGGAAAGTGCTAGTTGCGGATAGTCAGTTCACTGATTCTGATACAGGTATAAAGTATTTTGAAGATAAGATTTTCCCTGTAGACGGCGGTTTTATTGGAGTTGCAGGGAATTATTGCGATGCGGAAAAAGTAATTGAGTACGTAAACAAGAAAACTAAAGTTAAGCCAAAACTAAAATCTGACAGTTCGTTTTTAAAGATGACTAAAGAGGGTTTGTTTTCCTGCGGGGATGACCTTGAGTGGGAAAGGGTTCGAACCTTTATGGCTATTGGATCCGGAAGCATGGCAGCAGAGGTTTGCCTACGTATGGGTTTAACTGCCGAAGAAGGAGTAGAATGGGCATGTAACGTAGATGCAAACAGTAGTGGACCAATCAAAACTTATAAGTTAGAAGATGCCATATAAAGACCCAGAAAAACGCAAAGCGTACCACAAAGAGCAAAGCCGCAAACACTATGAAGCCAATAGAGAAGCGGTAATACAAAAAACAATTGACAAGAAGAAAGCTTTTAAGGCAGAGTGGAAAGAATATAAAGCTACCCTAGCCTGTACCAAATGCGGGTTTGCTCACTCAGCAGCTCTTGACTTTCACCACGAAGACCCAAGTAAAAAAGAAGCAAACATCCACCGCTTACTATCAAACGGGCAATACGCTAAGCTACAAGAAGAATTAAAAAAGTGCATAGTCCTTTGCGCAAACTGCCACCGAATACATCATTACGAAGAAAAGATGCTAAACTCCGTTCAATGAAAACTATACGGGGCTAACGAATGCCTATAGTGATTGAGCCAGAATCTGGAATACCTTTCCCTTTCAATACAACACCGGAAGAGATAGAGCAGTTCAGAGATAGAGCCAAAGCTGCAGTAGAGACAATTAAAGAAATCGTTGCCTTAGGCGGCGAGATAGAAATTACCGAAGACTCCAGGGTAAAGGCCCGAGGTGCGGCAGCGAGCAACGCTCCCCTTAAAGTCACGGAAAAAAATGCGGGAGCGCTAGTACATTTAGAAGCGATACTCTCCGAATATGATAGGGACTTGTTAAACGTCTCTAGTCGCCTCCGCTCCTATGTCACTAATAAACTCTTGCTTGAAACCATTGATGAAGATGCCCGTATTCGTTTAAAAGCTTTAGAGATGCTAGGCAAAGTTGGATCAGTTGGGTTGTTTACGGAACGTATAGAACTTGATATAAAACATAGAAACATCGAAGACGTAGACGCAGAGCTAGCAACCATCCTAGAAAAGTATCTTGGGGACGTAGTTCCAGTAGAAGAAGACAACGAGCTTGACGAAGTAATAAAGGAAAGAAGCCTCCTTGAAATGTCTGACGAAGACCTAGGGATTCCAGAGCCAGAAAAAGTGGTTGAGAAAGTAGAAGACTTTGATAAACCCTGATAAATTAAAACTTCTAAACGCAAACAAAGACAAGCTCCCCCCAGAAGTACGGGCTAAGATAGGTAAGCTATTGGAAGAGCGTAGCGACATTGCGGCACAGGAAGAAGCTAAAGACGACTTCATGACCTACGTTAATTACGTATGGCCTAACTTTATTCACGGGCGACATCACGTTAAAATGGCACGAGCGTTTGAAAGGGTAGCTAATGGAACATGTAAACGGCTTATTATTAATATGCCTCCTCGCCACACTAAGTCCGAGTTTGCGTCGTATCTGCTTCCAGCTTGGTTCTTGGGTAAATTCCCAGGTAAAAAGGTTATTCAGACCTCTCATACAGCTGAGCTTGCAGTGGGTTTTGGTCGTAAAGTTCGAAATTTGGTGGATTCGGACGTGTATAAAGATATTTTCCCCGATGTGGCTCTTCAGTCGGATTCTAAAGCTGCGGGCCGATGGGCGACTAACAAGGGTGGAGACTATTTCGCTATTGGTGTTGGCGGTGCGGTCACGGGTAAAGGTGCTGATTTGCTTATTATCGACGACCCACACTCAGAACAAGAAGCCACAATAGCTGAAACTAACCCAGAAGTCTACGATAAAACTCACGAATGGTACACATCAGGTCCTAGGCAGCGTCTACAACCGGGTGGAGCAATCGTAATTGTTATGACACGGTGGTCAAAACGTGATTTAACGGGTCAAGTTATCAAATCTGCAGCCCAAAGAAGCGGAGAAGAGTGGGAAGTCATTGAATTTCCTGCACTTTTACCTTCGGGTAAACCCTTATGGCCCGAATTTTGGTCTAAACTTGAGCTAGAAGCGTTACATGCTGAACTTCCGTCAGGTAAATGGATGGCTCAGTACATGCAGCAGCCTACATCGGACGTTAATGCCATCATAAAACGTGAATGGTGGAAGGTTTGGGAGCAAGAAGACCCACCGTACTGTGAATTTATGATTCAAAGCTGGGATACAGCGTTTTTAAAGACAGAACGCAGCGATTACTCAGCCTGTACTACATGGGGAGTGTTCTATAGACCAGATTCTACGGGGCGGGAACAAGCAAATATCATACTTCTCAACTGTTTTAAACAACGTATGGAGTTTCCTGAGTTAAAGCAACGTGCATTTCAAGAATATAAGGAATGGGAGCCAGATGCACTCATCGTAGAGGCTAAAGCTTCGGGTGCTCCACTCGTATTTGAGCTAAGAGCTATGGGAATTCCGGTACAAGAGTATACTCCTAGCAGAGGAAATGATAAAATAGCGCGACTTAACGCTGTTGCTGATATATTTGCAAGTGGACACGTCTGGGTTCCTAATACTCATTGGGCGGAAGAACTTGTAGAAGAAGTAGCTTCGTTTCCTTCGGGAGAGCATGACGACTTAGTTGACTCCATGAGTCAAGCGTTGCTTCGTTACCGTAAAGGTGGGTTTATTCGTTTGGCGTCTGACGAGCCAGATGATATTAAAGAGTTTAAGAGCAGCCGTAATCGGGGCTACTACAATGTTTAAGGATTAATATGGCAATGGAAAAAGGTTTATATCAAGCCCCAGAGGGATTAGAGGCGCTAGCAGGTGCGGAACCAGACATTGAGATCGAAATTGAAGATCCAGAGTCAGTTAGTATTGGTATGGACGGTTTAGAAATAAATCTAGAAAAAGAAGATAAAGAGCCAAGTGACGAAGACTTTGATGCAAACTTAGCCGAGTACATGGATGAAGGCGACCTAGCCAATATGGTTGGCGACCTTATTGAAGACTTTGATTCTGACATCTCCTCTCGTAAAGATTGGATACAGACGTATGTAGATGGACTTGAACTTCTTGGTATGAAGATTGAAGAGCGTATGGAACCTTGGCCCGGCGCTTGTGGTGTATACCACCCTATCTTAAGTGAGGCCCTTGTTAAGTTCCAATCAGAAACAATGATGGCTACGTTCCCAGCAACGGGTCCAGTTAAGACACAGATTATCGGTAAAGAAACACCAGAGAAAAAAGAATCTGCTGAACGTGTTCAAGATGATATGAACTATCAGTTGACTGATCGTATGCAAGAGTACCGCCCTGAGCATGAGCGTATGTTATGGGGCTTGGGTCTTGCTGGTAATGCGTTTAAAAAGGTTTACATTGACCCAGCGTTAGATCGTCAAGTCAGTATGTTTGTACCAGCCGAAGACATCGTAGTTCCATATGGTGCATCTAGCTTAGAGACTTCAGAGCGTGTAACCCACATAATGCGAAAGACAGAGAATGAACTTCGTCGTTTGCAAGTAGCGGGTTTTTATCGTGATGTAGACTTAGGTACACCAGACAACGTATTAGATGAAGTTGAGAAAAAGATTGCCGAGAAACTCGGATTTAGGGCCTCTAGCGATGATCGCTTTAAGGTTCTTGAGATGCACGTTACCTTAGACTTACCTGGTTACGAGCATAAGGATGAGGACGGGGAACCTACAGGCGTAGCATTGCCGTACGTAGTGACTATCGAAAAAGGTAGTATGACCGTTCTTTCGATTAGACGAAATTGGGACCCCGAAGATGAAACTCATCAAAAGCGTCAACACTTTGTTCATTATGGTTATATACCCGGCTTTGGCTTCTACTGCTTTGGTCTTATTCATCTCATCGGTGCATTTGCTAAATCAGGCACTTCCATTCTCCGTCAGCTCGTTGACGCTGGATCACTTAGCAACTTGCCAGGTGGCTTTAAGACCCGTGGATTGCGTACCAAAGGCGACGACACGCCGATAGCACCGGGGGAGTTCCGTGACGTAGACGTACCGTCTGGAACAATGAAAGACAACATTATGACGCTTCCTTATAAGGAGCCAAGCCTCGTCCTTGCCGGACTGCTTGATAAGATTATTGCCGAAGGCCGCTCGTTTGCGTCTGCAAGTGATATGAAAGTATCTGATATGAGCGCTAACGCTCCTGTTGGGACAACTCTGGCAATTCTAGAGCGTACGCTAAAAGTGATGTCGGCTATTCAAGCCCGTATTCACTACTCAATGAAACAAGAGTTTAAACTCTTAAAGAAAATCATTGCAGACTACACACCAGAGGAATATAGCTATGAGCCAGTCGAAGGGTCATCCAAGGCTAAGAAAAGCGATTATGACAATGTTGAAGTCATTCCAGTGTCGGATCCCAATGCGGCGACAATGGCGCAAAAGATTGTCCAATACCAAGCAGTATTACAACTGGCGCAAGGAGCACCCCAATTATACAACCTGCCGCTTCTCCATAGGCAGATGCTCGATGTACTGGGGATTAAGAATGCGGCAAAGCTCGTCCCAATGGAAGACGATCAGAAACCTACCGATCCGGTCACGGAGAACATGAATGTCCTAAGAGGTAAACCACTCAAAGCGTTTATCTACCAAGACCACGAAGCCCATATCAAAGTCCACATGAGCGCTATGCAAGACCCTAAAATTCAACAGATTCTACAAATGAATCCAGCCGCTCCACAACTGCAGGCTGCTATGCTGGCTCATATTAATGAGCATTTAGGCTACGCATACCGTCAACAGATTGAAGAAATGATTGGCGCACCAATTCCCTACAGCGAGGAAGATGACGCTAAGTTGCCACCAGAAATCGAACTACAACTTTCTCGTTTGGCTGCTGATGCTTCAATGAAGTTGTTACAACGCAATAAGACTGAGATTGCAGCGCAGCAAGCACAACAGGCGCAGCAAGATCCAGTGGTTCAAATGCAGCAACAGGAACTACAGTTACAGGCTAAAGAGCTTGAACTAAAAGAGAAGAAGCTCATGGCGGATACAGCGGAAAGTGCTGACCGACTCCAGATTGAGCGAGATCGTATTACTTCGCAAGAACGTATTGCCGGACTTAATGCTTCTATTAAAGTTCAGACGGATGACAAAAACCGTACTGCTGAACAAGAGATGGAAGGCGTAAGGATGGGAATGGAACTTGCTAGAGAAATGAGCATGAAAGAAACCCCTACGAAAGGTGAATAATGCTTGAAAAAGGACTAAATCATCTATTACGACAGATAGATGAAAAGGTGGAGATTTTACAGGAGTCTCTAGGAAAAGGCGCAGCAACTGACTACGCTGATTACCAAAAGAAGTGTGGCGAGATACAAGGTCTGCTAACCGCACGTCTTAATATATTAGACCTAAGAAAAAACTTGGAAAATTCTGACGATGAATAGCCCTATTGATTTATCACAAGCAGTAGATTTAAGTGCAGTAATGCACAAAGCAGCAGAAGACAAAGCAAAGCAACTCCCAGAACCAACGGGATACAGAATTTTATGCGCCATTCCGGAAGCAGAAGAATCTTTTGATAGTGGCATTCTAAAATCTGACGAAACCCGCCGACATGACGAACTCCTAACAACCGTGCTTTTTGTGGTTGCACTGGGTCCAGATTGTTTTAAAGACACTAGCCGTTTCCCAACCGGAGCCTGGTGTAAACAAGGCGATTTCATCCTAACCCGCCCTAATGCAGGTACACGCCTAGTTATTCATGGTCGTGAATTCCGCATTATCAATGATGACTCCGTAGAGGCCGTAGTTCAGGATCCTCGTGGCATCTCACGTAAATTTGTTTAAGGAGTAGTTTATGGATCAAGTAGAATATAAGTTCCCAGACGAGAAGGAACCCGATATTTCGGTAGAACTCGATAAAGAACCAGAAATTGAAATTGAAATTGAGGACGATACCCCACCAAAGGATCGTAACCGTCAACCCGTGTCTGAAGAAGAAGTTAAAAACCTTAAATTGGAAACTGATGAGCTAGATCAGTACAGTGTTGAGGCTAAAGACAAGCTTATTAAGATGAAAAAAGTTTGGCACGATGAACGGCGTGCTAAAGAATCTGCCGATAGAGAACGCCAAGAAGCTGTTCGTATCGCTCAAAAGCTAGCTGATGAGAATAAACAACTCAAATCTAAGCTTTCTAGCGGTGAAGAAGAGTATGTAGGCGTTGCTAAACAATCAGCCGTTCAAGAGCTATCCGCCGCTAAAAAAGAATACCGTGACGCTTATGACGCAGGGGATTCCGAAAAGCTAGTTGAAGCGCAAGAACGTTTGACAATGGCAAAGATTAAAGTTGACAAATTGGACAATTACAATCCAATTTACAAAAAACCTGTCGAAGACGAACAAAATGAGGTACAAATCCCTCAAGAGCAATCTATTCCTCGTCCCGACAACAAAGCTGTCGACTGGCAACAAAGGAATGAGTGGTTTGGTCAAGACGAAGAAATGACCTCACTTGCCTTAGGATTGCATGAAAAGTTAAAACGAAACGGTGTAACAATCGGTTCGGATGAGTATTATGACAATATTGATAAAACAATGCGTCGTCGGTTTCCTGAAAATTTTGAAGACGATCAAGATTCTGGAGCCGAAAAGGTTAGGGCAGAAGAACCACAGAAAACTTCAAAACCTAAAGCAAGTACGGTTGTAGCGCCAGCATCGCGCAGTACTTCGCCTAAAAAAATTAGGTTGAGTAGTACGCAAGTTGCCCTATCTAAAAAACTAGGACTAACACCTGAGCAGTACGCCCGTGAACTTACAAAACTGGAGGCCCAGAATGGCTGAAGTAAAAAATAGACTTAAACGTGAGCTGGAAAGCCGTGAAACCCAAGAGCGCCCTAAACAGTGGGCACCCGCTGAGTTACTCCCCGAGCCTGACAAAGAGGCTGGCTTTGCTTATCGTTGGATTCGTGTCTCAACCCTAAATAATGCTGATCCACGCAACTTATCCGCTAAATTGCGAGAAGGTTGGGAAGCAGTAAAGATTGAAGAACAACCAAAATTCCAACTGTTAGTCGATCCCGGTAGTCGTTTTAAAGACAATATCGAGATTGGCGGGTTATTACTTTGCAAAACTCCAATTGAGTTTGTGGAACAACGTGCGGCGTATTACGCCAAACAGACACAAGATCAAACCGACGCTGTAGATAATAACTTAATGCGCCAAAGCGACCCAAGGATGCCACTCTTTAATGAGCGTAAATCCTCGACTAGTTTTGGTAAAGGTAATTAATTAATTAGGAGATTTAAATGGCTTATCCTATCATTGACGCCCCTTACGGGCTGAAGCCTATTAATCTTATTGGTGGTCAAGTATTTGCTGGATCGACTCGTAATATTCCGATTCAGTATGGCTTTAACACTAATATTTTTTATGGCGATGTTGTTGGTATTGCTCGTGGTTTTGCTGTACGTTCCGTTGTTACTACAGGTGCAGGTGCTACTACTGGCGGCACTGGCGGTGGTGGCGTTGGCGTATTTTTAGGTTGCACATACACTAACCCTTTAACTAAGCAAAAGCAGTTTGCTCAGTATTGGCCCGCTGGTACTTTGGCTGGTGACGCGGTTGCTATCGTAACTGATGATCCAGATACATTGTTCCGTGTTGCAGCAGTTATTTCTGATGGTTCTACTACTATTGGTTCTATTGCACGTATGGACATTGGTCAAAACGTCAACGGTTCTAACTTAGCTGGTAGCACTAGCACTGGTAATTCGTCTAACGCTATCGTAGCTGCTACAGCAGCAGCAACTTCAACTCTGCCTTTCCGTATTGTTGACGTTGTTCCTGACACAGCTATTACTGCTACAGCGACTTTATCCAGTGGTGGTGGTACTACTAGCTTGGTTTGTACTGGTTTAACCAGAACACTTCCAGTTGGAACAGATGTTGCTTATCTAGCCTCTAATGGTCAGTTAATCGGTACTGGCTCAAGAGTTTCCTCTGCTGTAACAGGCACAGGTTCACAAACTGTTAGTATTAATGCTCAAGCTGCAACAGTTAACGCTCCAACAGGCACTGCCTCTACTGGCGTTACTATTCCAGCAGCCGCAACTATAGTATTTACGATTTATCAAGAAGCAATTGTAAAATTGAATTTTGGTATTCATAGCTACTATAGCAATACTACTAACTCAGCTACATTATAAGGAGCTAGATAATGGCTATTTCACGCGCACAACTACTGAAAGAGTTGCTCCCTGGACTGAATGCTTTGTTCGGATTAGAGTATGCTCGCTACGGTGAACAACACAAAGAGATCTACGATACTGAGACCTCTGAGCGTTCGTTCGAAGAAGAAACAAAACTGTCGGGTTTCTCCGCAGCACCTGTCAAAAACGAAGGTTCAGCCATCGCTTATGACAATGCTCAAGAAGCATGGACAGCTCGCTACAACCACGAAACTATCGCCCTTGGCTTTAGCTTGACTGAAGAAGCAATCGAAGACAACCTCTACGATTCTTTATCTGCTCGCTACACCAAAGGTCTAGCTCGTGCTATGGCTTATACCAAACAGGTTAAAGCTGCTGCTACATTGAATAACGGCTTCTCTGCTGCCTATACAGGCGGTGACGGCGTTGCTCTATTTAGCACTGCTCACCCATTGGTAAGTGGTGGTACTAACGGCAACACTCCATCTACTCAAGCTGACTTGAATGAAACTTCGTTGGAAAACGCTGTTATTCAAATCGCTGCTTGGACAGACGAGCGTGGCTTGTTAATCGCTGCTAAACCTAAGAAGTTGGTTGTTCCTCCTGCACTACAGTTCGTTGCAACTCGTTTGCTCGAAACAGAACTGCGTGTTGGTACAAACAACAATGACATCAATGCAATTAAGAACAACGGTTCTATCGCTGAAGGTTATACAGTTAATAACTTCTTGACCGATACAAACGCATGGTTCTTGACCACTGATGTTCCTAATGGTTTGAAGCACTTTGTTCGTACCCCATTGAGCAATTCAATGGACGGCGATTTTGATACCGGCAACGTCCGTTACAAGTCCCGTGAGCGTTACAGCTTCGGCTGGTCTGATCCACTAGGAATGTATGGTTCCTCTGGTTCATTCTAAGTAACACCCCCCAAGCGGTTTTAACTACTTGGCGCAGCCCCCGCCCAAAAAGCGGGGGTTTGCTTTTTATACTTGCACACTATCTAAAAAAGGTGTATAAATACAACATCTGGGTGATTTGCTTATTCCGCCACTGCCCCAGCAGACGATGCAACGATTGGAATAAGTTCTTTTGCATAAGGAGCCTATCATGGCAAGAAGTACATTTGAAGGACCAATTTTATCTGGCGACCAGCGTTTTGGTCCTTTCCGTAACGTAGGCTACGCAGATTTAGCCCAAAGCGTGGGCATGAACATTGCTACCACAACCGCAAATACAGCTGGTTATGGCGGCGCTTCTGCTGGTGTGTTTGTTAAATCAAACGGCATTCCTAATGCCCAAGCCACTGTTTACACCCCTAATTCCGCATCAACAACATTAACTGCTACAACTGTTCCTGCAGACTCAGCTACCGTATATCGTGGCGCTGTTATGTATATTCCAGCTGGCAGCAAGATTGTTGATATTTTTGTTGACATTGGCGTAGTTACTACTTTTACCAGTGGTACTTTGACTTCTGTTCAAGTTAACGTAAGTAATAACTATATTGCCGCTGCTGGTACTTGTACCTATGCTCAGACTGGTGTTTTAACTTCTCCAGCTGTTGGTCGTCAGTCATTTAATGCGTTTACTGCTACTCAGTTAGCCAACCAACAAGCCACTTCTACCGACATTGTTCAAGATAACGGACAAGCTAACTTGTCGCAAATTGTATTTACAATTGCCTCAATCAACGGTACAAACGTAGCTATTACTGGTGGAACTTATTACTTTACTCTGCGTTATATCCAGCCTGACGGTAATATTGGTACTACAACTACCTATCCATTTGGTAACTTTGACTAATAATCCGATGGGGAGTTTCGGCTCCCCTTTTTAAAAATTTAAGGAGATATTATGTCAGGATGGACAGTAGTAGACACAGCGTCAAATAAATCGTTGCCCGTTGGTGGTAGCTCAAACTCTGGTACTGGGGTGCCTTATGTATCTCCCGTGCCTTCTTCACTAGACCCTGTTGGTAAATTTCGTATTTCTTCGCCTCAGTCGCTGATTGATACTGACTTTGAATATGGTACTCAGCCTACCAAATGGGAAACAATTGCTCTTCAAAATAACCGCCAAAGCGTTTATTACATTCCACAGCAAGCTCTTACTACTAGCACAATAACTACTAATGCAACTAAAACCGTTGTAGTTAGCCTAACTAATACAACTGCTTTCTCAGTTGGAACACCAATTTACGTTCAAAATTCTTTAGACCCATTGATTAACGGTTGGTGGTTAGTATCCGCAATAAATGCTGGTGTAAGTGTTTCTTATACTATTACAACAGCAACGGCAACTTCTGGTAATCAGTTTTCTGCTACATCAACATATGTATACATTGGTTATTTTTATTCTAACTGTGGTATTCCATTAGCAGTTCAAAATGCACTTACTAATTCTGGGTCTACAGTTACTGTAACAACTACAGGCGCACATGGTCTAAATAAAGGCAGTTACATTTATGTTACTAGTACAGTGGGACCAACGGATGCAACAACAGTAAACGGAGCGCAAATTGTTGAAACCGTTCCTACTTTTAACACCTTTACTTATACAAATGCAAACGGCACACCCGTTTTTGCAGTATTCCCTGCCGGATCTGCAATTACAACGGTTAGTGCAGTTGGTGCATTTAGCGTTACTGCTTTAACTTCAGGAACTATGGTTGTAGGTCAGGTAGTTGCCGTAACAGGAACAAATACTGGTGGTTCAGGTTTAGTTGCTGGTAATTATCGTATCTCTGTAACAAACGGAACTACAACATTTACTTTAACGCAACTTAATGGAACTGCATTAAGTGGTTTAACTGCCGCTGCAAACAACAATACTGGATTAACCTTTACATCACAAATTGGTAATACGGCAAATAACACTACCATATTTGCTCGCCCTGCTGGTTACGTTGAGCCACGTTCTTTTGACGGCGGCGTAGCATTTTCATCAGGCGCATCTGTTCCAAATCAACAAGTAATTCGTCAAACAAGACGTTATTTCCGCTATCAATCTGGTAAAGGTCTGCAGTTTTCTACTGGATCCTGTTTAAAGCCAGCATTGTTTGTTACATCTATTGTTAACGTATCTGGAACGGTTACAGTAACTTGTCGTTTTAACCACAATTTAGCTGTTGGGGCAAGCATTCAAGTTTCAGGAGTTAATCAAGGTTTTTTTAACGGCACGTATAGCGTTGCTTCAGTAGCTTCACCCACTGTATTTAGTTACACAATTACCACAACCACTTCTGTTACTGCTACTGGAGCATTCCGTGTTGTTCCATTAACTTGGTTCGGTGCTAATAGTCGTATTGGTATGTTTGACCAACAAAACGGTATGTTCTTTGAATATGATGGCGCAACCTTATATGCTGTGCTGCGCAATAGTATCAATCAAGCTAGTGGTACTGTTTCTGTAACTAACGGTTCTGATACTGTATCTGGAAATGGAACAGCATTTTTAACTCAGTTTCAACCAGGTCAGTTTATTGTTATTCGTGGTCAATCGTATCGTATAGTACAAATTGTTTCTGATACGTCATTGTCTATTAGCCCAGAGTATCGTGGCACTACTATTGGCAACGCAATAGTTTCTCAAACCATTGATGTGCGTATTCCACAGTCTCAATTTAATATTGATAGGATTGATGGCACAGGTCCTTCTGGGTACAACATTGACCTAACCCGTATGCAGATGTGGTACATCGACTACTCTTGGTACGGTGCTGGATTTATTCGTTATGGCGTCCGTGGAACAAACGGTTTAATTACCTATGTACACCAAATACAGAACAACAATAGACAGTTTGAAGCCTATATGCGTTCTGGTAACATGGCTGCCCACTATGAAGTATCTGGTATTCCACCGACTAGCTTTTTAACGGCTCCGTTAAGTTCTGCTTCAACTACTATCACGGCAGATATAACAGGCGTACAAACCACTATTCCAGTAAATCAAACTTCAAGATTTAATCAAAGCGGTGGCGTTGCATCAATAGGCTCGCCTACTGAATATATTTTCTACGGAAGCACATCAACAGCCTCTGGCGCAGGTAATTTATTAAACTGTGTTCGTGGGTTTGGTAATACAAGAGCTGACGACCAAGCTTCTGGTGCATCTATTTCACCGTCATCTTTGACTGTTGCAAGCACCGCAGGATTCCCAACACCAACTCAAGCGTCTGGAACTTTAACTGTTGAAGTGGCAGAGGCAAACGGTAACATTGAGTATATCAATTACACCAACATTACTTCTTCTGGCATTATTTGGGGATTAACCAGAGCAGCTACTGGAGGTCAAGCAACTGCACAGGTTTTTGCAAACGGTGACGTAAGAACTGCGGTAGAGTTTGTTGCACCAGCAACTGTGCCAGCTTTATCCCATTGGGGTTCGTCTGCAATTATGGATGGACTATTTAATGATGATAAATCATTGATTTTTAACTACGGTTCAACACCTTTAACAACCACTACATCAATCACGCAGCTGACTCCTATACTTGCTATTCGGGTTGCTCCATCTGTAGATAATGGTTTAATAGGCTTGCTTGGTGTTAAAGAAACTATCAACCGTATGCAGTTAGAGTTAGTCGAGTTAGGTATTTATGCAACAGGACCACTGTTAGTTAACTTGGTATTAAATGGTATTACAACGGGAACGTATAGTGGTGGTTTTACTTCTCCTACTACCACAGCTACTGGTGCGTTTACATCTTCGCTATGTCAAGTTGCACCAAATATAACCAACACCGTAACTGTGGTTAATGGCGAATCTGTGGCGGCTGCGTTTACTAATACAAACGGTCAAACCACGTTAGACTTATCTGGTGTTCGTGACTTAGGTAACTCAATATTAGGTGGTGGTACAACTAATACACTACCAATTACACAAGCAGGTTTTTACCCAGACGGTCCAGACATTTTGTATGTTTGCGTAACTCCTTTAACAGCAACTGCTGTTACAGTGAATGCTCGTTTGTCTTGGAAAGAAGCACAGGCTTAATGTATGGCAAAGACTCCCGCATGGACCCGCAAAGAAGGCAAGAATCCGAATGGTGGATTGAATGCCAAAGGCCGAGCATCTTACAACAAGGCGAATCCCGGGAAACCGGGGTTGAAAGCACCACAGCCCGAAGGTGGAAGTCGCAAGAAATCTTTTTGTGCCAGAATGGAAGGTATGAAAAAGAAATTAACAAGTGCCAAAACAGCCAAAGATCCTGATAGCCGTATTAACAAATCTTTAAGAGCTTGGAAATGCTAATATGAAAGACCCATTTATGAACATGGATGAAGCAAGCAAACAAATTATTGATTTTGCTTCTGTTGTAACCGTACTAGGAACTCTTGCAGATATGTTGCCCGCTATTGCCGCTATTTTTACTATAGTCTGGACGGCTATCCGCATTTATGAAACTAAGACTGTACAGCGCTGGTTAGGTAAAAAAGATGCCGTCAACAAGTAAAAAGCAGCACAACTTTATGGCAGCTGCAGCTCACAACCCTGCATTTGCTAAGAAGGCGGGTATTTCACAAAACGTAGCAAAAGAATTTAACGCTGCCGACAAAGGCAAAACATTTAAAGAAGGTGGAACTATGAAACCAGTAGATATGAAAAAGAACCCAGGTGTAGCTAAGCTACCTACAGCTGTACGCAATAAAATGGGTTTTATGAAAAAGGGCGGCACCGCTCATTCTGATGTTGCAAAAGACATGCCAATGATGAAAAAAGTAGCCGATAAGGCTGTTAAAGGTCATGAGGGCCGTATGCACAAAATGGCTGGGGGTGGTTCTGCTTCTTCTCGTGCTGATGGCTGCGCTACTAAAGGTAAAACTAAAGGCACTATGATCTCTATGAGATCTGGCGGAGCTTGCTAAATTATGGCTACTAAAGCTCAGCAAAACGACGACGGCACTGTATCTGACCCTGTAACTACAGAAACTCAGAAGGGTTATGCTAATTATGAAGCCGATCTTAAAAAACGCCAAGAAGAAATGAAGGCTAAGGATAAAGAATCTAGCACCAAAGATAAACAAACGGGCATTATAAGTAAAGGTTTAAAAATGCTTGGTATGAAGTCTGGTGGTAAAGTTTCTTCTGCTTCTTCTCGTGCTGACGGCTGTGCTGTTAAAGGTAAGACTAAAGGACGGATGGTTTAATGAAAGCCTCTCGTGGAATGGGTGATATCAATCCATCTAAAATGCCTAAAGGGGTTAAAAAGCCTCGTAAAGACAATACTGATTTTACCCAGTACGCTAAAGGCGGAAAAGTAACTGGTATGGGTAAAAGCATTGGTAAGTCTGTAACTGTCACTAAAGGGGGCACAGCTTCCGCTATGGCAAAGAAGCTATTAGCTAAGCCGGGTTCGTTAACGGCGGCTGATATGTATGCGGAGGGCGGTAAAGTTAATGAGGCTGGTAACTATACAAAACCTAGCCTTCGTAAGCGTATCGTATCTGAAGTTAAATCTGCTGCAACACATGGTACTGGCGCAGGTCAGTGGTCGGCTCGTAAAGCGCAACTAGTAGCTAAAAAATATAAGGCGGCTGGCGGTGGATATAAATGAGTGGATTGGCAAAGTCGCAACGTTCTT